GCTAGACGTGAACCGTTACTCCTAGCAATTACTACAGCTGGTGTTAAGACAGATAACACAGGTCAGGACTCAGTGGCCTACAGTCTTTACCAATACGGTCAGCGTGTAGCTAAGGGTGAAACTGATGACCCATCATTCATGATGGCGTGGTGGGAAGCACCTATAGATGCTAACCATCGCAGTCACGACACATGGGCTATGGCAAATCCAGCATTCGGTGATCTTAATAGTGTCGAGGATTTTGAGTCAGCTGTAAAGAGGACACCTGAGGCAGAGTTCAGAACAAAACGCACAAATGCGTGGGTGTCCAGTAATCAGGCATGGTTACCATCTGGCACATGGGATTCGAGAGCTGAATTAAAAGAGGTACAGCCAGATACTGAAGTGGTGCTCGGATTTGATGGGTCATTTTCAGGTGACGCATCAGTAATAGTCGGAGTAACTATAGAGGAGCAGCCTCATGTTTTCTTAGTAAAAGCGTGGGAGAAATCACCTAACGATAGAGACGACTGGCGAGTGGACACATCTGAAGTGGAATCAGAAATAATCTTGGCATGTAATAAATATAAAGTGCGTGAGGTCGCATGTGACCCTTTCAGATGGCAGAGATCTATGCAGGTGCTACAGGATGTAGGTATCCCAATAGTGGAGTGGCCATCAACATCAGCAGCAAGAATGATTCCTGCGTGCGCTAAATTTTATGACGCTGTCGTGCAGGAGAAACTCACACATGACGGTGACCCATTACTAGCACGTCATATCTCTAATGCTGTCATAAAGACCGATAGACTAGGTCCACGTATAGTAAAAGAACACAGAGGTTCACCACGCAAGATAGATGCTGCAGTTGCTAGTATTATTGCATTTGACAGAGCAACAGCATCTCGCACCGAGGTCGAGCAACCTGTCCCAGATTTCTTTATGTAGGGAGTTTCATTGTTAGCCACTGTCGCACAAGCGTTAGGTTTATTAACTATCTCAGCTGGTATTACCTGGATATATGCACCAGCAGGGTTAGTCACATTAGGTATCAGCATCACAATATTTGGTTTAGCCATAGAGCGTGGTAACAGATAATGCTCTCACGTTTATTTAGCAACAATATAGAAAGTCGTAATATTTCATTCCAGTCTATCTGGGGTGCAGGTGACACTTTTGCATTTACTACTGAGGCTGGCACACCAATAGATGAAAACACTGCGATGCGTATCAGCGCGTTCTACGCTGCTGTGTTACTTATCTCAGACACCATATCCACATTACCTGTGGACTCATTTATTCGTAGAGATGGTAATCGTGTCCCATACCGACCAAGACCTGAGTGGGTTCAAAAACCAGACGTTGATTTATTAAGATCCGAGCATTATCAGCAAGTATTGATTTCATTATTATTAGACGGTAACTCATTTACACGTATCTATCGTGACAGCAGAGGAGATATTCAAAACCTAGTTGTCCTAGATCCTATGCGTATCACTGTGCGCAGAAATCCTGACACACGTGAAATCGAATACGTACTAGATGACTCTAATCAGGCAGTCATATCTAAAGATGACATGATCCAGATTACTGAAATGCGTAAGCCTGGTGCGCTCAGAGGCTTATCACGTGTATCAGAATTAAAAGATAATTTAGGTCTAGCATCAGCACTGCAATCATTCGCAGCACGCTTCTTCGGACAGGGTGCAACTGTGCAGGGCATCATCGAGTTCCCAGGTCAGCTGACACGTGAGCAGGCAACTAATCTGCGCGATAACTTTGATATCTCCCATAAAGGATATAGAAAATCACACAAGACAGGTGTCCTATCTGGTGGTGCTAAGTACACTAAAACTGGTACAGCACCTGACGAAGCACAGATGCTGGAGTCTAGAAAATTAGCATTTGAAGAAATAGCACGTGTATTCAGAATCCCACCTCACATGCTAGGAATCACAACACCTGGTGCTATGAGTTACGCATCAGTCGAGCAGAACAATATTAATTTCGTAGTCCACACTCTCAGACCATACATAGAGAAAATAGAACAGGCATACAGCGCACTATTACCAACTGATGCTTTTCTTAAATTTAATGTCGATGGGTTATTACGTGGTGATTACACAACACGTATCCAGGGATACTCTATCGGTCTGCAGGCAGGATTCTATTCAGTTAATGATGTTAGACGCTTCGAGGATTTAAGACCAGTAGATCAGGGTGACCAGTTCCGAGTTCCATTAGCGAATATAAATATCGTGGATGCTGAGGTCGTGGAGCAGTCTAAGAAAGTTGAAATGGCACAACGCCTAGTCATGGTCGGTTACGATCCTGCACAGGTATTAGCAGCATTAGAATTACCTGCTATCACTCACACAGGTCTACCATCGACACAGCTACAACAGGTAGTGCAGATAGATCCAGAAAATCCTGAATCAGTTTATGAGGTCAAATAAATGTCACTTATTTCTGGACAGACTGCTGTAGGTACTGCTGTAGTTAAAATCGCAGGTAACTATGGCTACGCAACTACATTACATATCCATTTATCTGATAACACAGACAACGTGTATATCGGACCTGCTGGAGTAACTACGTCTACTGGTCTTAAATTAGAAAAGCAAGCGCACGTAGATATCGAACTAGCACAAAATGATGCCATGTATGCTATCGCTTCAGCTACTGGGCCATTTACAATCACCTGGTTAGTTGAGGGTAGATAGTGCCATATTTTATTACTGACTCTGCAGCCGATTGTGCAGGATGGGCAACGATTAAAGAAGATGGCGAAGTTATCGGATGCCATACCACTAAACAGGCTGCTATAGATCAGATGGTTGCAGTGTCTATCGCTGAGGGTATGGAGCCTGGTGGTGAAAGAGCTGAACCTGGTGATTTATCTGTAGGTGACTTTGTTTCATGGGGTGCTTCTGGTGGTACAGCTAGAGGTCGTATCGTTCGTATCGTCAGAGACGGTGACATAAATGTACCTGATTCTACTTTTACTATTACTGGTACTGAGGATGACCCTGCAGCACTTATTAGAATCTATAGAGAAAATGATGAGGGATGGCAAGCCACTGATGTATTAGTCGGTCATAAGTTTTCAACACTTACTAAAATAAATGATTTACGGTCTATTAAGTTCTTACGAGTGCTACCAGATAATTACAGACCAGCATTAGCTGATGACGTACCAGATGGCAGAGCATGTGGTAACTGTTTCTTTTACGATGAGGATAATCAGAACGAGTCTGGTACTCGAGCATGGTGTGAGAAGTGGGATGAGTATGTAGATGGTGGGTATTACTGTAACGCCTGGCAACCTGATCAGGATGAACCTGACCTAGATGACGATATAACTCCTGAGATAGATGATGATATAGAAAATGACACAAGACAGGTTAATCTAACTCCACCTGCATACATGCGTGCTGCTGCTCGCAGAGGGTTAGAGCTGAATCGTCAGGGATTCGGTGGCGATGGTCTAACTGATAAGACTAAACAAGAAGCACGTGATATGGCTGATGGTCGAGTATCGGAAGATAAGTGGCGCAGAATCGCACCCTGGATAGCCAGACACATGGTTGATTTAGATGCACCATCAAATAGAAATCCAGATGACCCTGGTTACCCTGGAGCTGGACTGGTCGCACACCTTTTATGGGGTTCAGGTCCGAGCAAAGCATCAGCTACACGTGCAATGAATTATGCACAATCAATCATTGACCAGCTAGATAAAGCAGAACAGAACAGCAGATGGTCTAGTATCGCTATACAATTAGATAAAGATAAAGAGGATAAGAGCATGACACCAAAAGTAGAACGCAGAATAAAGACTGACGTGGACTTCGAGATAAGACTCGAACCCGATACTAAAGATGGCATGCGTTTCACAGGCTATGCTGCAGTATTTGACAGCAACTCTGAACCATTACCTTTTATCGAACGCATCGTACCTGGAGCATTTAAGCGCTCACTCAAGGCACGTAATGAAATTAAAATGTTTGTGAATCATAATATGGATATGGTCTTAGCATCCACTAGAGCCAAAACTCTTAGACTTACTGAGGACTCTAAAGGATTACTAGCTGAGGCAGAATTACCTGACACCTCTTATGGTCGAGATTTATCAGTCCTAATGAAACGTGGAGATGTGCATGCGATGTCATTTGGTTTCTCTGTGCCTAAGAAAGGTGACAGATGGTCAGATGATGGCACGACTAGAGAATTACTAGATATCAGACTGCATGAAGTATCTATCGTCACAGGCTTTCCAGCCTACGAAGCGACTACAGCATCTGTGAGAACACTCGAAATAGTCGCATCTAGAACTAACACAGATCCAGACAAGTTAGCTGATGCGCTTCTTAAATTAGAATCAGGTGAAACATT